AAGATACTATCTCAGCATTAAGAACTGAAACTATTAACAACTTTAAACTTCTTAAGAAGGAGAATTTTAAAGCAGAAGAATTGGCTACTATCGAAAAAGCTGATATGGCTGTTCTTACTACCTTAAATAAAACCTATAAAGAGTCTCTTGAATTTGCTAATCCGCTTATCTGTGCTAAATGCCAAAGTGCTGAGCTAACACGTAGAACTTCCATACCGGGTAATAAACCAGATGGTGGGACAACTACTATAAAAAGCAATGAAGAAGTAACTGCTGCTTTTAAAAATCGCCAGTTCCCCTGGTTAGATAAAAAATAATAATTTTACTAATTCTTTAAAAATAATAATATGAATACATTAGGTTCACAAACTACAAATACCATTTTTAAATCTGAAAGCCATAAGCTTCACAATGCCTTTACAGTATCCCCTATTAAGGGTTTATTAACCTTTGCCGGTGATGTTATTGCTAGTAATGTGATAAACGTTACGATAAACGGGGTTGCTATTTCCCCAGTAACTTACGCTGATAGTCATGCTAATACTATGGCTTTACTGGTTACTGCTTTAAAAGCTATATCTACTGTAAGTGATGCCGTGTTAGTATCGGCTAGAGTAATTGAATTTACCCCAGTTTTACAAACTTCCGTCCCAGTAGTTACAGCTACAGTCACTTTAGGGCAAACTCAAACAACGATTACCCCGACCTCCTCTTTAAATGATGTTTATCCGGGTATGCCCGTTAAACTTAATTCCGATGGGGAAGTAAAACCGGCTGACGCTGCTGAAGACCCGATTAATATCATTGGAGTTAGTATTCACCAGAGATTATCAGCTACTGAAACTAAGGATAAAGAGGTTACAGTGGCTATGAAAGCTTACATAATTACGGAAGCTCAGGCAGGTGATACTGTTACACCTGGACCAGTTAAATATGATGGTTATGATACTACTACCGGTAGGAATAAATATAAATCTGCCGGTGTTACTTATGCTAATATTGCTGGTTGGGCTTTAACCGGTGGCAGTACAAATGAAGAAATTATGGTTGCTTTAACCTAATAATAAATAACTCAAAAACTTTTAAATTAATATACAATGAATAAAGAGAAATATTTAAAATCTCAATTTAAGGGTAGAATAAAAGAAGCAGTTAAATTGGCGGACTCTTTACGTTCTGATCCCACTAACCCTCAGGATGTCTCCTTCCAAGAGATAGCTAAAGAGAAGTTTAGTACTTCCTTCGATAACCTACTTAATGATCTGGGTATTAACCCGCAGATAACTACTATTCAGAATATTTTCTCAGTAGATGATGAAGATATCAGGTGGGTTATACCAGAAATTATTCGCGAAGCTTTAGTATTGGGATATCGAAATGCCCCTATCTGGCCCAACATTACGGCGGCTGAAGAAACTATTATGGGTACTTCTCAGATAATGCCCTATCTAAATATGAGTGAAGCTACCCCTGCTAGGGTTAATGAGGGTGAAACTATCCCCTTGGGTACTATCTCTTATGGGCAGAAAAAGGTTGAGATTTTCAAAATAGGCCGTGGTATAAAGATACCCTATGAAGTATCACAGTACTGCTCCCTGAATGTTGTATCAATATACCTTAGAGATTTTGGTATCAAACTTGGTCATGCTATGGATGTATTAGCTATTAATACCCTTATTAATGGTGAACAGACGGATGGCTCTGAGTCAGCTGCGGTTGTTGGTATTGGCTAACACTGGTACTGGTAAACTTATTCTGACTTACTTAAAGTATGGATCAGATTAGCAAGTATTGGTAGGAAGCTTACTACTATAATAGGTAATGAAACTTCTGCTTTAGCAACTCTTGATTTTGATGAGTTTAAACTTAAAAATCAAGTTGGTACTAGTCAAGCTAGGCTTAACCTAAAAACACCCGTACCAAGTGAATGTGATTATTACATACATTCCAATATACCAGATAACCAGGAGCTATTGGTAGACCCTTCTTCAGCGATTATCAAATTAAATGCTCAACCTCTTATGGTAGAGTCAGAAAAAATAGTTTCGAACCAGACTATGGCTTTCTATGCTAGTAACACTACTGGCTTTGGTAAGATATTTAGAGATGCCGCTTTATTGGTAGACTCTTCTCTCGCTTTCAGTGGTCACGGATTTCCTTCCTATATGGACATTTCTGACCTCCAGAATGTTGTTTTAAAATAATTTATTTAAAAAAATAATACTATGGATTTAGTTAATTATACCCGTTTAGTTTTAAGGCAATTCGCTACATCTGCTGCTAACAGAAAAGCGAAGGGTTTCTTATACATACTGGACGGTGTTCTTAAATTCACAAAACCTGTTACGGGGGAAGTTAAGAATGTTTCGGAAAAAAACTTTATTGAGTTGGAAGACTGTCCTTCTGCATACGCAGCTGAAGCTGCGGATGCAGGCAAGGTATTAATGGTAAACCAAACAGGTGATGGTATAGAATTTTCTGAATTGCCAGAGGATTTAGTAGGAGCTACTGCCTTAACCGATCTGGAAGACTGTCCTTCTGCATACGCAGCTGAAGCTGCGGATGCAGGCAAGGTATTAATGGTAAACCAAACAGGTGATGGTATAGAATTTGGACCAGAGGGTATAACACAAGAGGTAACTGTTGTAATTGATGTAGTAGAAGGAACTCCCTCTAAGAAAGTTTTATCTTTTACTAATGGTATCCTGACTAACTACGCAGATCCTGCTTAATACCTTAATACTATTACTAATAAATAAAACTTTTAAATATGAGATACTTTAAATTAGGGGCTAAGGCCGAAATGTTTTATGACCCCATTACAAAAATTAAAATAACCAAAGGGATTATCGCGGCCATTTCTGAAAAACAGGTTATGGGCTCTAAAGTTTTGCAGAAAGCTATAGCTGGTGGGCACTTGGAGTCTACCTCTGAGATGGAATACCTTAATAAGCAGATAGCTGAAGGTAAAAAGCTAATTCCTAAAAAGGAAGAAGCTAATGAAGAAGCTAATGAAGAACAACCCCTTAATAATGGGGGTTTAACAGAAGAGGAAGCTGCAGAAATCCTGGACCAGATTAAGGAAAAGACTCTTGAAGAAATTCCAGAATACCTTCTTACATTGGGTTTACCTAAAGCTGAGATAGATACTATAATGCAATTAGGCAGTAGAAAAAAGGTAGTTAAATTTTTAGAAGAAAAATTTAAAGCTTAAATGATATCCGACTTTACTTTTAAAGTAAACGGATTATCTGTTGAATTTTCAAACTCTTCAACGGGTAATCCGTTTTCTTTTTTATGGGATTTTGGAGATGGTAATACTTCTACAGAAGTTAACCCGTCTCATACCTATTCCTTTACAGAGGGGGGTTACCTTAGTATAACTCTATCGGTTAAAGATGAAGAGGGCGAGATAGTATCTACTAGAACTAGATACTTGGGGGTTAGTAAGTATGGTTTAACTTTACCAAAATCTCCTCTTACGATAATAAAAAGCCGAATTCCTACAGGTGTAACCTATACAGATGAAGAAATAGAAATTTTAATTAGTTACTGGCAAGCTAATTTACAACCCGTAGTAAAAAGTAAAGTAGAAATAGATAATACTTACAATGAGTTTAGATATTCTTTACTAGAAAATAACTTAATAATCGCTTTAGTACTACATTCTTTAATAATAGAGCAAGCCAATAAGTATCTAATGTCAGTTGGAGCTGGGAATAGAACTTTAAAACGTAGTACCATTGAGCCAGCTGAGCTGGAATGGTTCTCTAACTCCGACCTATGGAAAGGTATTTTTGATGAAGGTGGTTTATTCCAAGAACTAAAAAATAATGTTTGCTACTTAGCTAAGAAGGCAGAAGTTTTTTTAGGCTTTTGTCCACAAGAAGGCACTCCTATCTTACCTCAAGTTTTTTATGGATCTACTGAGTAGTTTTGATTGGGAACAAATTAAGGCCGGAGTTAATAATGCGGCGGATACTTTTTTCCAAGATAGTATTACTTGGAAGAGGGTTACTAAAAATGTTGACAGGTATGGTGAACGAGATTTTGCTACATACCAAGATATTACTTTACCTTGCTTTATTAACTATGATTGGTGGCGAAGGATACCTACATTTAAGGAAGATAAAACTGGTGAATATAACCAAGCAGATTTATTAATAATCTTTAAGAAAGCTTATCTATCTGCACAGAGCTACTTAACTACAGACGGGTATTTCAACTATAACCCTTCACTAGATAAATTTGTGGTGAAAGGTAAGTTATACAAACCAGTAGGAGATACCTTATTATCTCAGGTAAAAGAGAACCCTATGCTTTTTCAGTTAATGCTTAGGAAAGATATAGACCTAACGGGAGTACCCTTATATGGCTGAGTCTAGATTTGAAACTGGGGAAATGGGTTCCTTAACTAGGAGGAACTTGGGAGCTTTCAGGATAGATCCTGCAACCGCTAGGGGTTTAGGGGTTAGGTTAGTGGGGGATTGGAAAGAGTTTGGTATCCTCCTACGTAATTTACCCCGAAGGTTGCGTAGAGCCGCCATAAATGGGCAAATAAAGTTTGGTGAGAGATACCACAAGGCTATAATTAGGAATATCGCTACAAATGGACATTTACTAAAATGGCCAGAGCTATCTGAGAAATATAAGAAGTTTAAGAAGAGTCATAGCGGTGACCCTAATGAGATGTATCATTTTTATGGCCAATACCTTAGAAGTATATCTATGCAGGTTAAACCTAATGGGACTATCTTAATAGGGATACCAAAAGGGGTAGGTAAATCTAAGTTTGGGGATTATACTGTAGCCCAGTATGCTCATGTCTTAGAAAAAGGTTCCTATACCCGAAATATTGCTGCCAGGCCCTTATGGGGACCTACCTTTAAACAAATAGGTGGTATGACTAAATTAAAAGAGATAGTTATCGCTGAATTAAGGAAAGCTTAAAGATATGCCAGATTTTGTACTAACTAGTGCTCAGGAAGAAATAGAAAGGTCTATATATAAGGTTATATTAGCTGTTTGTATAGATCAGGGTTATACACCCAATATTACTAATGCTACCACCTATCCCGATACACCCGCAGGCTGGGCTAAATATAAAACAGATTTAGCCACTTGCAAAACTAATAAGGGTTTTGCGATAGAAGTTTTTAATAATTCAGCTCCAGATGATAAAGGGATAAAGCAGTTACCACGTATCATTATACTATCAGAGTCATTTATGCCAGGCTCAGTGGGTTTAGGTAATGAGTTTTTATATGAAGAAAAACCTGGTAATGTTTTTGAAAAAACTCAGATTATTTCGGGCTTCCATTCTTTTTCATTTAAAGTAGCCTTATTAGCTGAGTCGGCTAAACAAATAAGAGTTTTACAATCTTTATTAGCAACTGCCCTACCGTTATTCGGTTATATAACTCATTATACCGATACCACTAAGTACATTTACATAGAGAATACTACTTATGGCAATCTCGGTAGGATAGATGGAGGTATAATTGAACAAATTTACGGCTATCAAATAGATAATATACTACTAACTAACCCCAAAGTAATCTCTAGTAGTATAAAACCCTTAGAAGAGTTAACACTACAAGTAATGGATAAGGATAAGGGATTAATGGAGACTTTCATAATCAGTGATCCTCAAGATTAATTTATAAATTAACATAACTATACAGAAATGAGCAATACAACTAATATTAACTTTAACATAGAAAATAACACTACTGTTATAAGCGCCCCTCTTAAAGGTATTACCTTTATAGAAGGTGAATTTAAGCGTGGTCCCGTTAATAACCCGGAAGATATTATAACATCCCCTTCAGTTTTTCGCCGTATCTTTGGAACTATTGACTTTGCCGATAAAGCTCCCCTCTACTGTTTACGAATGTTACAGAGAGGGGCTTTATTAAGGATTAATAGAGTTTTAAATAGCGATGCAGCGAAGGCTAGCTTTAATGATTGTAAAACAGTAACTTTAGGGGGAGCTTTAATAGAAGATAATACACTATCCATTGTGGTAAATGGGGTTACCTTTTCACAAGTTTATACTACTTCTAGCGATAATACTCTTGCTTTAATAGCAAGTACCATAAATACTACTAGTGATTATGCGTATGCTAGAGTAATAGCAGTAGCAGGTAGTACTGATAATGACAGGGTTTTAATACTTTCACCAAAAACTTACACAGCTTTAACTGTTACAGGAGAGGTAACGGGGGGTTTGACTCAGACTTCCGTAACGGTAGCTTCAGTAGCTGGTATACCTAATCTAACAGGTACTGCCTTATTTTCTTTCGCTGCTAAATATGAAGGAGTTGATTATAATTCCTTAATCATTGAAGTATTACCTGCTTCTAATGGTGATTTAGACGCCTTTAATATAAAGATAACGCATTCAACTGATACCTTAGTTTTAGAATTATATGAGAACTTGAAGATAATTGGTTCTCCCACTGTAGAGGGTTCTACTTACCTTTCAAAGATAACTACCATTTCCAAAATGGTAGTAGTAACTTATGAAGACCTATCTGCTTTAGTAGGGCAGATAAGACCCTATAATGGTACTTATAAATTAAAGGCAGGTACTGATGGCTCTGCTACAGCTTTAGCGGATTATGTAGGGGATCCTACTGAAAATACGGGTTTATATGCCTTTGATGATTACGATGATGCTTATGCTATAGCCATACCATCTAAGATAGAAACCGATTTTCCAGGACTAGCCATTGCTGGGGAAGCCTATGCTGCAAATAGGGGAGATTTAAAGTACTACCAAAATTTAGCTAACAATGCTAATTATGAAGATATAATAACTGAGAGAGCTTCACTACCAGTATCTAAGCATATAGTATACATAGGGGGAGGTCTTAAATTTATAAACCCTACCAATAGTGAGGTTTATTCTGGCTATGCCTTAGCAGATATACTAGCTGGTATGGCTTATGTGCATAACCAGTATCATGAATGGTACTCTATAGCTGGACCCCAGTTTGGCTTGATAAATAATAGCTTTGGTCCAGTAAATAACTTTGGTTCCCCAGCTAAATACAATGAATTAAACCTTTTGGCTAACAATCAAATTAATATGGTTGTTAACAGAAGTGGTAAAATAATGCTATGGGATGATTATACGGGCCAGGTTGATGATAATAATGAGAAGTTTATCTCTATAGGTAATTTCCTTATATACTTGCAAAAAGCTCTAGGCCCTTCATTAGAAGTTTTCCTTAAACAACCTCTTGATACCTTGTTATTCCGCCAAATTTACCAAGTAGTTTCCCCATTTTTCAGATCACTTGTAGATCTTAGGGCTTTAGATACTTGGACTTGGGATGGGGATCAAAATGTATCTACTATAGCAGATTGTCAAATTAATAGCCCAGCTGATATCGCTTTGGGGAAGTATAAAGTTAGGTTAACTTTATCTCTGATAGCTCCTTTAACGGATATGACTATAGATATCAATATTTCCAATGCTGGGACTACTTTCGAAATTGTTTAACACATTTTAATAATAAATTATGGCTGCAATTAAAAATCCCCGTAAAGGGTTTAACTTTAAGATAGAAATAGCTGGGGCTGGTTTTCTAAATTCTTTCCTCTTTCAGGATGTAGAACTTGGGGAAATAGAAATAGAAGCTGTACCTCACGGTGATACTAACCACGATGTAAATACTGCGGGTAGGGTTAAGTATGGGAATACCAAATTACAAAAATTACTAACAACTACCCCTACAGATAAAGCTAACCAGTTCTTCTTCGATTGGGGAGTAGATTGTGCAGATGGTATGACCGGTGGAGGTTTACCACCAGCTACTACCTGGAAGGATATCTATATATATGAATTAGCGGAAGATAATCGTATGGTACTTAATACTTGGGTATTATACAATTGTTGGCCAACACGTATTAATGGTCAAAGCTTTAAGAGAATGGAAGGGGCTAATTCATTAGAAAGTCTGGAAATAGTAAACGAAGTTATTGACAAGCTTTAAACCAACTCTTTAGAAATAGCTTAATACTAGGGGACTATATAATAGTATATAGATCCCTTTTTTTATTGATTTTATGGAAAAACCCTATAATTTAGAGAAATTAGGCTTAGCCTATGGAAATGTGAAGGAAATAAGTATTCCTTCAGGCTTTAAAGTTGTAATAAGAGAACAGAATGGTGAGGATGATGATACTCTTAGCCGAGTTGGTATGGAAGAAAATATAGCTGATAATCTTAATAATTTCGTAGAGAGTATTATAGTTGGTAGTGAGAAACCCATTAAATCAGCTTTATCATTAAGGTTAAGAGATAAGTATACCATTTTAATAAATAGCAGGATATTTTCACTGGGTGAGATTTTATACTTTAAGCATGATTGGAAAATTAAGGGGCAACCCGAGGTAGACTATGAAGAGAATTTACAGAAGTATATCTGGGATTATTCCCGTGATGATTTTCCTTTCGAGGATAACCCCGAGTTTTTTAAATACCGTATTAAACCATATAAAGCAGAAATTAGGGACAAAGAAGACATAGAAATAACCCTTTCTAGTAATAAAAAAATAAAGTTTAAATATATAGATGGTTTTGGAGAGAAATTCTTACTAGAAAAGCCCTTAAACCAGATAACTATTAATGATGAATTTAGAGCAAGAAACTTAAAACTCTACCTGCCAGCCGATGATAACTGGGTTTTAGTAGAAAGTTTTAAAGTTTTTAGCCCAAGAGATATGATGGAACTTAGGAATACCCTAGAAAATACAGATGAAAGGGTAGAAGGTTATACAGATATAATAAACCCATACGTACCTGGTTCCTTTTTGCAATTACCCCTTTTACAGATACGGGATTTTTTCTTCCCTCGGGAAATGTAAATGAAGGCTTTCATACTACAGGTTCCCGAGAATTTGATTATTTTATTTTTGGTCAAAACAAATTACATTTTACTTGGAGTGAGTTTTTAAAACTTACCAATTCACGGAAAAAAGTTTTTTTCGAACTTATTAAATTAGCAAATAAAGATGATACTAGGTAGTATTGGTTCTTCTGATGTCTTATCATTGGGTTTACGAATGTATGTCCAAGATGATTTTTCTGAGCCCATTAGGCGGATAGAGAAAACATTCGGGGGTTTTCGTAAAGAATTAAATGCCTATAGAGATAACTTAACTGCTGCTAGGGGAGCTTATGCTGGTTTAGCAGCAGGGGGAGCGTTAGTAACTCGTCAGATTGGTAGGTGGGTAGAAGAAGGGGCAAGATTTAACTTTCAATTAAGGGGTATTAAAGTTATAGCGGACTTAAGTAATAAAGAGATGTTTACTTTGGGTAAACTCGCTAAAGAATTATCCTCTAAGTCCATATTTATACCCGAAGAGATTTTGAATGTAATGGAAGATTTAGCAAAAAGGGGTTTTGAACGTGATATAGAGCCTTTAACTAAAGCAGTTATCAATCTGGGTGTAGCTTCCGGTTCTCCCTTGCAACAATCTATTAATACCTTAATTGGTAGTATGCAAGCTTATATGATACCTATAGAGAAAGCAGCTTGGGCTACTGATGTTTTAGCTTTAGCAGCTAATAAATCTAACCTTGATTTGGTAACTATGGGTGATGCCTTACATTATGTCCAAGCTACTGCGATGGATTTGAAGCAAACCCTGCCTGAAACACTAGCTATACTAATGACACTATCTCAAGCTGGTGTTACTAGTACTATGGCTGGTACGGCTACTGAGAATATGTATAGATATCTGTTATCTGGGTTAAGCAGGTGGAGAACCAAGAGAGATAAAGAAGCTTGGGGGTTATTAGGTTTAGGTCCTACTGATGTGGTAAACCAGGCTACGGGTGACTTAAAGCCTATGGAGGATATTATGGCTGCTATCACAGCAGCTTTTAAGCAAAAAGATCTAGGCTCAGCTGAATTTCAGGGGGTATTAACCGAACTATTTGGGGTTAGGGGGAAAAGGTCTGCTAGTAGATTACT